TGGCAGAAGTGGTTGCAGCGCCGCCGTCAGTTGAAGCATCGAAAATCGCACTACGCCAGAAAGCCCAAGTCACCCGGTCGATACCGCCAACTTGACCGAGCAGCGGATTGGTCGGCACCTGTGCTTGCAAGCCGGTAATTTCCTTGCCGCCCGAACCCGTACCATTGGAGTAGATGCCAGCGGCAATCAGGTTAGCCATCGTGGATTCAGCCACAGAAATGCGGGACTCCAACAGGTCAATGATCTGTTCCTTGCCAGCGTTCTGCAACTGTTCCAAGCCGGAAATCGTGACCGGCACGGCGCACTGCTTAATGTCGTACTGCGCCGCACTGATTACATCTTGTGCAGCAACAGGAAGGGTTTCATACCCGGAATACCAACCGGCATTGCCGTTTTCAGCAAAAGACAGTTCTTCGAGAATGACGTTGCCGCCCGAGAACTTCTTGATGTTGCCACGCTGTTTCAGACGCGACAGCAAAGCGTTGTTCTTGGTGACATTATCGGCAATGACGCCGGAACGATGTTGAATTGTTGTTGCGATTATATCGCTGACCGATGGATTTGCGAAAGCCATGATAATCTCCTATTCAGGTGGGGGGAATATGCTTACTTGACTGTCGATGGGCGAGATTGCACCGACTGGTGTCGTAGGCGGGACACCTCCATTTGTAATAGGAGTTGGGAAGCGATAGGGACGAGGCACGTCGCTTGGGTCAAAGGACTGACTAGCACCAAGCTGTTCCTTGATGATAATGTCCAATAGACTCACAGTCGTTCTCCTGAATTCCCATACGCTGTTGCAATGACTCCGCGTAAATCAGCAGGGTTACCGACGTTGGGACCAGTAGCAGAAGGAACGCCACTCACAGAAACTGCGGCACCTTTGGCTCGTTGAGCCGCTTGGTGGGCTTGCAGCGCGGCATTGGTAGCCGACTGTGAGGATTCTCTGACGTTGCTTGCTTGGTATGCAGTATCGTTCATCCTGACAGCCCGAGAATAGGCTTCTTCAAGTGAAAGTGCAATATTCTTCTTGGCCGATAATTCAATTAAATCAGCCATGTCATCACGGACTTCGTTGAAGTACGGAAACCGTTCCGAATCCTCGGCCATCGTTTCAACTGTGTGATTCGCTTCCTGCTCGATTTGTTGAACCTTGCGCTGTTCCCACTGTTGTTGTTGCTGGATGAACTGTTGCACCGGAGCCAACTTCTGTTCGAGCATTCGTTCCAGTTCCGACTGTTGCTGATTTTGCTGCGGGAGCGGTTGATTGCTCAGCAGACTATCCAGCGCCGGAATATCAACACGGAACTCCTTAATCATGTTGGCGACCAACTGTGCCTTCTGGTTCGGCGTTCCACTGAACATGACCTGTTCGACATTCAACATTCTGTCGATTGCCGCCAAGGGATTGCCGCCATGAATGTTGTTAATGCGTTCCCGATGGGGTGTCAGCACTTCCATCAAACTGTCCATGCGCTGTTTGACGGGAGCAAGGTCGTTAATCTTCATCCGCTCACTTTTCATTTCCCGTTCGCGGCGTATCACTTCCTGTCGGACATTCAGCGGCAACTGGTCCCAAACAGCTTTCGCATCACCCTTCCATGACCCCGGCGCACGGTCTACGCGGGAACGGGCGTCCTCCGTTTCGTGTTCAACCGGATCAGGCGACTCACCTGTTTTCTTTGCAACCACTTCCTCGATTGTCGGAGTGTCACCCGTTTTCGTTGACGAAGGCGCGTAATTCGACTGTTCGCCTGTAGACGAAGCCACCGATGAAGACGAGTCATCGGACGATGCTGGTGAGGGAGAAGAAACCGGATCAGAGGCAACCGGAGCGGGGGCAGATTCGGCAGGAGCAGAGTGTTCAACGACAGCCGATTCGATGGTTTCACGTAAACCGTCCATGATATTTATCCTTATTTATAAAATTGGCGACGAAGGGATTCCCGAATCGCAGCGCGGTCAGGAACATATTCGTTGTTCGCTCTTTTTGGCGGTAATCCCGCTAAGTCAGCAGTAGGCACAACGTCATGCCGAGCGCAATGATCCCGAAGTCCAGCCCGACCTGAGTAGAGTTTCCCGTCAATAGGAGATATGAAATCGGGCAAATCGCCATGAACAGTTGGCAGCGAAACGACACTCGAAACTCCTTCCGGCAATGGCTCGGATTTGTCGTAGAGGACACCGTTAATCTGAACGTAGGACTTCCGGGCCATGATTATTCTTCCGAAGGTTCTTCTTCCACAAATTTCTTCTTGCGGGACTTCTTCTCAGGAACAAGGAAATCCGGCAACTCGGGTTCAGGACATTCCCCTTCCCAACGGGTTTCGCCGGTAACGATGTTCTTCAACAGTTGGCGACCATTGGACTCGCTGGCTTTAACTGTGTGGGTGATGTCAACTTCGTCGTTTTCCATGTCATTCTCCTTTTTCGTTGTCCTGACGGGCATCAGCAACCATTTGCTGACGAGCCTTTGCTTCGTTCAAAGCTAACTGCTGGTCGAACTTTTCACTGTTCTGCTGCATGTCCATCTGGTGTTCCTGAACCTTGAACGCCATGTCCATTTCATGTTCCTGCTGCTTCATACCGAGCTTGGTCTGTTCGGTCTGGGCGTTCATCTGGGCCTCGGTCTGTCTCACCTGTGCATTCAACTGTGCTTCCTGTTGCTTGATGGCAAGTTCCTGCTGCTTCGACTGTTGGTCCATCTGCGCCTTCTGCTGCGCCGTCTTCATGTCCGTCTGGGCCTTGATGACTTCCGGGGGCGGGGTGTTCTCGGCTTTGGCCTTCTGTTCCTGAAGGTCTTTCATGATGGCGTCGATACCTTGGTCAATCACCCCTTCCATTTCCTGCGAACCCTTGAAGCCGCTGATGGCGAACTTCAATACCTGGAACAACATTGGGGCGGCGGGTGGAACAGCTTTGAGCGTTGTTGCTGCCGACTGTAGGAACGTAGCCACCGCATTGATTAGCTCCACCTTTTCCTGTTTCTGACTGGCGTAATCCACCATCGCCATTGAGTCAGCCTGAACATTCACACGCCACTCGAACTGTTCGTGGTCGCCCTTCAACAGTTGAATCGCCTGATGAATCAGGGGAGCGTTCTGGCCGTCCATGTAAAACATCATGTTCGACATTTGAAGCATCTGTTCCGGCTCGACATGACGACAGATGATTTCGCCCTTGATGCGAAGAACGTCCTGCGCGAACCGGGCCACTTCATCCTGCTTTTTCTGAATCTGAACGCTGGCGAACCCGGCTTTCAACTTCTGAGCGCCAAGGGTTTCACTGGCCTTGGTGTCACCTCGAACAATGTCGCTGATACCAGTCAGTTCGTAAATCTGACCCTTAATGTCTTCCCGCGCCTGACGCAACCGTTCCAGTGCAGCAATGACCATATCCAACGGGAGCCAATCGACAACCCCTTTGATGCCGCCTTTTTCGGCAAACATCGCCCAATTGTCGACCGGCACCAACGTATTCTCAGTACCTTGCTGCAACATGCGTTGAATGCCTGTTGAAGACGAATCATAAACACCAACTACCTTGCAAGCGGAGACCAGCAAACTGATTCTGTTATTCACCTGATCCAGTTCGTTGTACTGATCCTGAAATAGCACGAAGTCATTCGTCGGAATACAGTTGGATGTAGTGGTCAGGGCAAACAGCGGCTTGGGACATGGCTCGAAGTCTTCCAGATGAAGCGGATCAGGCTTCTCGTCCAGAAGCTCCGGGAAACCTTTCGACAGCCAAACAACTTCACGCTTCTGGCGGTCCCAAATTTCGTAAATGATCGCCTTTTGCAAAATCTCATTCTGCGGCTCATTGGAGTTCTCGGTAGAAGTCTTCGGGTTGTAATCCAACGCAATACGCTTTCCCTTATCTTCTCCAAATCGCTCCACCAGCGCATCCTGATCCATGTAGACCTTGCGCCCGACCCAACGGCGCTCCTTCCATGTCCGACACGGCGAATAGAGGAAGTCTTCCCAGAAAACATGTTCAATTATCACCTCCTGCCGGGTGATGGCTTCGTAGGTCGCCGCTTCCTGTATCACCTCACCTGTGAGCGGGTCCGACTGTTCTTCAAGTTCCCGTTCCTCGGTGTCTGTTTCAAGACGAAGCCAAGCGGTCCCCATGCCGGGAACCAGACGGTCTTCGATGGCATCCTTCATTACTTGGTCGAAGTCGCATTCCGGTTCATCAATGTCCTGCATGATGCAGTTCTGCAACATCATGGATGCAACTCGGGCAACGTCATCCATTTGCTGCCCAAAACGACGCCCGACACTGACTTTGGGGATTTTCGCGTACAAGGACGATTGCAGAATAGTGACGTTGGCTGTGAAAATGTTGTATTTCCGTTCAGCGTTATCTATTGCATCCCGTTCATCCTTGAACCGCCGAACTGTGTCACGGCCTTTCCGATGGAATTCCTCGAACTCCTTCTCAGCCATCGAGATTTCCTCGCGCCAACGCTGATACTTCTTCTCAGGCGAGTTGTCGGCATCAATCAGCGACTTGATACGGGAACTGTTGTCGGTCATGTTTTTCTATTCCTCAATGCACTGATTGATGCTGAACGGATTTCGACTGTTATCCCCGAAGGGCCGCGATTTGAGCCAATGCTCGCGCGCGACTGTCATCCCCGATGTTGGCGTTCTGCCCTTCGGAGACAGGTGATTCTTGCTGCATCTGTGGTGGTAACTGTGGTGGTAACTGTGGTGTCGCCGGGTCACTCACGTCCGTGGTCGGGTTAGCCATCGCCCGAAGGATCAGTTCACGCAGGTTCATGGTCATATCCTCAAAGATGACTGTTTAGGGGCGGTGTCCCACAAGTCATTCAAACTATAGCCCTTGTTGAACGAGAATGAAAACGGATTAGGTGCGAGTGCGCCCGATGGAACAGCCAGTTGGGGCAACCTTCTGCCCATCAGTCCGAGCGCATCTATGCCGTCATCCACGCCGCTCCCTATCCCATTCGGGAATATGAGTAGCTCCTTGGTCAGCCACCCGGCGAACGGCGAATCGGCTGGCATGAATATTTTGCGCCGCTTGAACTGTCCCCATAGGGCCGTAGCGCGAGTCTCCTTGTCCTGCCCCCGCATCTTCATCGGCTTCCAAGGCACCGGAATACCAAGCTGCCGCGCCTTGGTGGCAACCAACGTCATGAATACCTTGCTGGCGTTGTCATCGTCAATCAGCCATTCCTTCGGCTTGTACTTGCTACACAGTTTAACGAGCTTGGTGGAAGAAACCTCCGGGTCGACGCGCTCACGGACGCCTTCGAGTATGTCCCATTCCCCTTGGGCATTCACAGCGACGAGGAAATGAACTGTGTAATCGCCCGAATTAACGGATAGCGCCAAGTCGGTCATGCCGTAGATGGATGAAGTGTCCGTGATGATGGGGGAGGGTCTGAACTGAATGTCCTCGGTATTCACCCAACTGCCGGAGTCACTCGGCGGCTCCTGCATCCAGAGGGTGCGCCAGATGAAATCGTCCTGACGTTTATCATGCAGGTAATCATCGGTGTAGAACTCAGGCCACATCCGTTCGCCGTGAGATCGACCGAGCGGGTCATTGGATGGGTCATCGCAGATGGCTGTGAATTTCAACACCTTCATACGTATGCGGGGGTTCTCGATAGCGCGTTTGAGGATGAACCCGATTATGTCGTTCGGGTTGAGGCGCTGTCCAATCACAATGAGCTTCCCGGTAGGGGTCAGGCGGGATAACAGATCACCCTCGAACCATTGACGAATCTTCTGGAGTTGAGTTTCCGACTGTGCATCCTCGAAGCTGGCGTGAATGTCGTCGCAGATTACTATGTCAGCCCTTCGTCCGAGAACCCCGCCCGACGCCCCTACCGCGAAGTACCCGCCCCCGGCTGTGGTCGTCCATTCATCCTTGGCGCGGGTGTCGCGGGAAATGGACACGCCGGTCGCCGTGCCAAAGGGAGCGGAATCGACAATGTTCTTGACCCTGCCGCCGAACGCAGTCGCCATGTCAGCCGCCCGACTGACCGAAATGATCCTGGCTTTGGGGTCGCGTCCGATGATGTAAGCGGGTGCGGCAACTGAAATGTAGGTGCTCTTGGCGCTGGCCGGGGGTGACATGACGACCAGCACATCATACTTATCATGGAAAACGGTATCGTCCACCGCATCGCAAATCAGTTGGTGGTGCTTGGCGGGAATGACTTCGATGTACGACTGTGCGAACTGTGAGAGCGCGGTGAAATCCTTGTCACGCTTCTGGAGTTCAAGCAGTGCCGCCTGAAGCTCCGGGTTATCCGGGAACTGTGTTGGTGGTGGAAATTGTGGCGGTCGTGGTGGTGGAACAATCCACTCAGGATAGATCATTCTCGACTTCCTGTTCCGGATAGGCCGTGTCCGCATCCACCCCTGCCTGTCTCAGCACGTAACGCTTCAGGTCATCCGTGGTCATGGTCCTTACATCAATGGTTGAGGTGGAGGTGGTGTTCTGCTCGATGTGTTTTACGTCACCATAGCGCCGCCGATTGAACTTCTCCATCAGCCATTTCCGAGTATTGATTCGCACGATGCTGCGCTGCACTTCTTCGGGTGAAGGGAGACCTTCATGGTTGAGTCCATCAGCGATTCGGAGAAGTTCTTCCTCCATCGTTTCTGCAAGAATCTCCTTTGCATTGTAATAGGCCGCTTTTCTGCGCTCGTCCTTGCATATCCAAGTGATGAACCGGGCTTTGGACAAGGGGGTGTGATAGTTGCGACAGAATTGCTCGAATAAACCCCCGTCAGCCATATATTCGAGTGCCGACTCGAAAGCAATAGCGAATGTCTGTTTCTCCAGTTGGCGCTGTTCGCTCGAAAGCTGATGGGATTTTCTGAGAACTGTGGGCAAACCGGGTTCAGGCTGATTTGAAATCAACCATTCAGGTAACTGTGTTTGTTCGAGTGGTGCGTTCATGTCTCGATTATAGATACTAGATGCAGGTTTGTGAATAACAGAATAAGTGATTAATAATTTTCAGAAAATTGGAGGATAACTTGAAGTGGACACTTAATTTGTTAATGAAATCTGAAAAATTGGTGGCTATGTGAATTGGTAGGGTTAGAGCAAAGCAGACCCACGCTGCCCGAACCCCGGGGGGGTACT